CCAGTCATAGACTGCCCGCCAAATAAAGTAGAAGTTGCATCAAGGCCTATGTCTTCATTAGGTGTTTCTACATAACCATAAGTTTTACCGAATTTACCTAGTTCGAACATTGTGCCTGGGTCATCTACCTGCTCCACATAGAAGCTGTATGGGTCATGATTAGCATGTAGGCGTAGTTTAACCGCCTCATCTAGCTTTTCTTCACTTGCGTAGTCTTCGTTTAGCCGACCTCGTGTAGAATTAACCATATCTACATTATCAGCTTTAAATAAATCATCGGCGTAGTCTGATTCTCTGAATAGCCTTAAATATATATCACCATATTTGCAGATACTGTACGCCCAGCCATACATATTTTTATCGGCATTCATAACATTAAGTATGTAATTGATAAATTTACTTGTATTTGGGTCAGTAGACTCGCACCAGATAACGTGGCCATTATCTGCAGGCTCACAGGCATTCTCTGCATAGGTTTTAAGTATTGCTGAAACGGCTGAATCTTGCGCCATAGTGTCGATAAGTTGATATATTTGGTCGCGAGAGTTAGATATACTTGTAAAATTTTCTAATTTGGCAATATCTAGCTGGCTGCTTAGCCCAGCCTCTATGATATTATCAATTAATATTTTTTTAGTATCTATATCAAGAGTAGTAGTATTATCAAGCGTTATTGGCTGTGTTTGACTTCCTATTAAGGTACTAGGGGCCTGCTTGGGTTTAACGTACTTATTTTCTTCTGCCATAATCTATGGTCTCCTTTATAAAATCATAAAATTATTATACCGTTCATAATTTCTTGGTATGATTCATATTCTTGTTTTTTCTGATAATTTATAGCTTCGTCGGCTACTTGCGTATCCCAATAAATTTTAGTAAGCTCTTCTTGAAATTCTGCTATTATTTGATGCTTTCTATATTCATCTGACGCCTCAGCATTAACATCTAAGGCAGTCCCTAAATTCTCGCCATAATCATAAGAATATTCTTCTGCAAACTGACTTGCGGTATAAAGTGAACCACATAATGCGTCTGCTTGGTCTTTACTTCCACTTTTCGGGTGGTCCACATGCCCATCAGATAATCTTTCTAGATTAGTTATTTCTTCTGTCAGTAGGTCACATCTGCGATATAGTGTTAAATGTCGCTCGTAGATAGCTGTTTTAAAGAAAGCATATGGCTTACACACTCTAGCAGGTCGTCCGTTTTCAGTGCCAATAGTGTCAACTCGGTCTACCGAGAGGATCTGTGTTTTAAATCCATCAGCAGTGAGTGATTGTGCCATATTAGCCGACTGATAAGTATCCATGCTTACGCATTTTATAGCAAAGCCTCTATCACGAAGCCATCTTATGAAATTTCTGGTTTTTTCAAAACTTACTTGATAGCCTTTTGGTGCTTTTACTGATACGGAAAATGCCGCCTTAAAGTCTAATTCTCTTCCTGTGTTTTCTTCGCCTACAACGCCTGGACGCTTACCTGTAATCCAAGTACCTGCAATACCAGTTTTGTCTCCTGAGAGCGACATATCTAGATGAATAAACAAAGGGCGAGCTAGATCTCTCGGGTTAATTTGAGATATATCAAAGAAATTAGAATATTGTACTATATCGTCTGGTGCATTACCGACTTCAATAATATCTTTAATGAATGGATTTTTGTATTCATCTGTTTTTATTTGATTAAGTCTAATACCTGAGATATATTTAGTAGAGTTAGAAGTAGAAATGCCCGCATTATCCGTTAGAGCCAGGTCTATGTTATCTTCAAAAGCTTCTCGATAAATTGGAGGAACTTTTAACATGAAGTAACCTTTTTCTCTATAAGCATTTACTTCTTCTTCGGTCGCTCCGACTGGAAGTAGTTCGTGCGCTAGGAACTTATTTCCGACGGCAACATAAAAGCTTCCAGGGTCATCAGGTGAACCTTTATCATTCCTAACAACCCACTGAGGCTCATCAACAATGAGAGTAGTTTTACTTTCGTTTTGACGCTTCATCTCAATATAAGATTCCATAAATGCTTGTTCAGAATCTTTTGAGGAAGCTATTATATTCATAGTTGGAAGATATGTGCCTTTACCAAAACGAGAAATCATACGGGCATCGATCTGAGAAATCATTTTCTTAAGCTTTGCTTTTTGTTTCTCTACGTTATTACCGACACCAAAGTTAACTTCATCTGAGAAGTTAGAAAATAGTGCACGACCAACTACGTGTCTATTACTAGAACCAAATACAAGCTCAATACCTTTTGGAGGTTGCCATTGTGGGTTTGTTCTGCTGGCATTCATATTTCCACGTTCCATGAACCAGTCAGAGCTCTGTAGCAACTGCTGCATCTTGTCCCAACCAACACCTTGGGCAGCTTCCAATGTTACGTTTAACATAGAGAATGTAATTTTATCGATAGGCTGTAAGCCATAATAGGTGTATGGGTCTTTTAAACACAACATGCGATATAGTAAATATAACTGACAAACAACAGCAATAAAAGATTTACCAAGACCGATAGAACCAGTAAGAATTACTGTGTTATATCGAGTTGTAATATTGTCTGGAAAAATTTCTTTTAGTTTCTCTATCCAGTATGGGAAAACTGTGCATTTACGTTCTCCCGTGAATTCATCTTTGATATAAAGGCCTCGGCCTAAATATCGTTCATCAGAAATAAATGTCATTATATCTACGGGAATCTCTTCAAAGTCGGAATACTTTAATTCTTCCAACAACTCAGAAAATCCTTCTTGGGAGTATTCTTTCAGTATTTCTAGCGCAAGTACTCGTTCTTCTGGAGATAAACTGTCAAGTATTTTTAAATCTATTTCGTTTGACATCATCAATTCGAAAAATCTCCTATATATTTCTATACTATATATTATACGATATTATTTTTTATCTTCTATTTCCTCAACAGGCTCTTCAGAAGCTTCATCAGGCTCTTCCTTGTTTTTCTTATCACCGGGGCCTGTACTAGTGACAGGATTTTTATTGGAGCCTTTTTTAAACTTACCTCTATTACGGGCCCAGTCATTAACAACGTCGATAAGGTCTTTACCAGACTCAAGATCTTCATTATCTTCTACAATACCATTTTGATCGGCTTCGTCTGCAGGAACACCATAAAGCTTAGGAAAAACGAGTTTTAGAAAAGCATCAGGTTTTTTCTCAGACAGATAATGACAGTAGTTATTTATTACTGATGCTACTTTCATCATCCAGCTTCCATTTGACAATACACATAAAACATGCTTACAGCCTCTGCCCTTATCATCATTTGGGTTGACTATTCCTTTTCCAGGTCCAGGATCCTTTGAAGAGTCATCTACGGATACATTAGCAACTATTAAGTGGTGGGCGAATCTATACTTAAAATCAGGGCAAGTGCATTTTACGTAGACGTCAGAAGTGTTAAAAACTTTAGTCAATGCTTGAATAATTGCTTTAAACTCAAATTTATTTTGATTATTTTTAATATTTTTCTGAAGTTCAGCTACAACGCCCTCAAGCTTTATTGTAACAGTATACTCATCAGTTTCGCCGACTACTGGAATGTTTACCTTAAGTATATCACTTTTCCAGAAATCATTCATGTTAATTTCGTTATAAGATTTTACGGCGTTAGCTACTTTAGAATACTTCTTGCGCTCCATGCGTGTTTTGCCACGAGAGATATCCTTATATCGTCCAACATTTCTAGACTGAGCTATAAGTTGATTTCTTGTAGCTTCATCCAGCTTATATAATTCTATTAAGCATTGCTCCTGTAGAGTTTGCCTTTTCATATAGCTCTTTGTCCTTTCAAGTTTGTTTACGTATAATTTAGCAAATGCTTTTATACTCCGAGAAGTTTTGACCAAGTCTTAGCTCCGCAGCAGCCATCTACGATAAGTTCTTTATCTTTTTGAAAACTTTTTAATGCTTGAACCGTATTATTACCAAAGTCGCCATCAGCTCCGGCCTTACCGCAGGAGTAGCCATATCCGATAAGTAAGGTTTGTAGAGCTTTAACAGTATCGCTTTTCATATTTAAAAATAGTAAAGGTAATTCAACTTTCATAGTCTTATTACTTATATTAAAATATTTTGCAATAACATTGGCTTCAGCTTTAGCCAGGTTCTCAAGGTTTGAATCTACCATTAGCCATTTTGTGGCTTTCGTATTTGTATGAAAGCTGTGCTCCAGTATTATTCCGGGTACACCCACAGAAACTGCTCCGTTAATAACACTATAATAATCCCAATTACCTTTTTCTGATTTTTTTGAAACAGCTCGTCCACTTTGTTTAGTTTCCATTACTTGCTCAATACATCTCGCTAATTCCGCACCGAGTTTATCAGCACTTCCATTAATAGGTACGAAAGCTACCGGATAGTCTACAGATTCTTTAGTTGCTGCGTTGGAATGAATAGATAGAAATAAATCACAGCCTTTGGCTGTTTTACCTCTTGCAGTTAATTTCATATCATTTTTCTGCTTTGTACGAGTTGTAGTTACTTCAATACCATAGGCTTCTAAATATTTCTTTAACTTTAGGTGTAGCTTCCAAGCCATATCTGACTCATAGTATTTTGAATTAACTGGGCTTTGGTTATATTTACCATAGTGACCAGCATCTAAACAGACTTTTATTTTTGTCATTATATCACATCTCCTTTTATAAAAGAAAATACCTGATCCCATTTTTATGAGATCAGATACTTTAATTATTTAATTTTAATCAGGCCAGTTTATTTTGCCTCTAATATTATAATACTTAGCAGGCATTTGCCCTGGAGCCATTATCATTTTACTGAAATCAAGTTTGCCGCTTTCAGAGCTATATACCTCTTCGACGAAATCGAGTGCTTTAAGAGCTCTTACAGCTCTGTCTATCTCGGAAGCTTTTAGATTATAGATGAAGAACATTCCATTATCTTGAATAATTGGCTGAGTGCCTGCAGCTCGAGCAATTTGAATTTCAATATTTCGTCTAGCCTTAGCACTTAATTGCTCTTCAAGAGAAAGTCTTTTAGAAGTAAGCTCATTTCTATAGTCTTTTAGTTGATCAAGATAGCCTTTGTTTCTAAGCTCCTTAAACGCAAGGTTTTCGATAGCATATTCGCCTTTAGCAACGCCCTTCTTACGAAGTTTCTCGTAAATATCTTCGAGCATCTTAACAACTTTTTTCTCATCATCAAGCTTGTCTGCTTTTATATCATCAATAAGCTTCTTACACTTTTCTTCCCACTCATCGACAAGCTTATTAAGTGCCTCTTTATCGTATTCTGGAATCTCTTCTTGTATTGGCTTTTTGATCCATTTATTTTTCTTTACGGAATAAACTCCATTGCTCACCCTTGCACTATCTTCAGTTTCTACAAAAATCTCAAGTGGAATATCATAAAGAGTTATATCTAAATTTTTATTAAAGATACTTCTATATGCACTGTATATTGCTGCTCCAAGGTCTGCCGGGTAATCAACAGCTTTAGTATTTGCAAGTATGTGAAGGTCTATATCACTATCTTTTGTATAGTTGTAACTAGCATTAGACCCAATAAATAAAATGTCGTCAACTTTTATTTTAATATCTTGCTCTTTTAGGTCATCTAAGAAAGTATCAACGATTTCTAGCATTTTATCGCGTACTTTATCTTTTAGCATTTCTTCTTTTGTAAACAGTTTGCTGTTTAGGGAATCGTGCTTTTCGATTGCTTCCGTCAGCTTAATTTTACCTTCAGCTTGTACTAACTCTACTGTAGTTGAAATTAGTTGAGCATTAGCTGGTTGTTGCCAAACTTGCTTAGCCATTTCTTGAAGCTCACCTGTGGTATACCCCCAGTTTTTTATGGTGCGCTTTAACTGGTCAATAAGTTCCTGCCAGCCGATTGCCACTGCAATAATAAAGTATCTTAGTGCATCATCGGCTCTTGCATTTGGTACTTTTTTGCCTTTGCTCTTCGCCGAAGCCACAGACTTATCGTGTTTGGCTTTACTACAATTATAAGCAATACCCCATGGGGTTAGATTAAAGTTCTTTTTATTCCAGATATCTCTGTCAGGCTTACTTTGTGCTGCTTCATAGCTCACTTTTGCCGATAAGATTTTCTCTATTTCGGGCTTTGTAGGCATAAGAATCGCCGGATCATATACTGTTGCCATATTAAGCCTCCTCTGATTGTTCAATTCTCAGTGGAATTACGAAATGAAGATTACACGAGTCACAGCATCGACCTTTGTCGGCGCTCATATATGGTTCAGGGTTATTTCCATAGCCATCAATAGATTCGCCACAAATGCAGCAAGCCTCGTGCATAGCTTCTGTTAAATTTTCACCATAAACATTGACATCGTCAAAGTCAAGATCAAAGGCATTATCAGGGTTTAGTGTAAAAATAAACACGTTTGAGCCATTAGTATTCCAATCAATTGCAGGGATACCAGCATTATCTAGACAGGTCATAAGCTCCTCAGCAGCAGCCTCGATGTCATAAGCATTATGATTTAAAGTAATAATAACTTTATCACCCATTGGCGTAAAATCAGCGCTAATAACATCATAATCACAGTTATCAAAAATACCATCTAATACTGTATTAAAAGCACCGTCTAGTGCCTCCTGGCTTTCTTCTAACTCGGTAGCTGCTGTCATACGGTCTTCGTACTCTGACTTAAACTCTTTAGAGTCATCGTTAACTTTAGCGAGTTTTTTACGTTCTTCTTCTTTTTTAATAGAAAGGTCGTAATCCATAACCTTTACGTGATTCTTATCATAAAGGATTCCATCATCATAGTAATAAATAATATCACTATTCATAAGTTTACTTACATCTTTATCGTCGCCGAGATTGTTAAGAGTGTAGACGCTACAGTTAGCATCATCAAGTTCGATAAGCGCCTTGAGTATTTCAGCCTTGTTGGAACAGAATATATTTTGTGGACGGATATAATATCTGCGTACATAGCGTTTAGCTTCAGTAAGCGATAAAGCTTCCATAAAAATTTTATTTGGATTCATTACATGACAGTCATCACAGACTTGGATAATGTCACCAACTTTGCCAGTTACAACGATTCCGTTAAAATAGTGTCCCTCTACTTTTACATTATTCCTACTTAAAGACTCTTTGTGGTCCTTTTTAAATAGAGGATCAAATCTTTTGTCAACGATTACAACTGTAACTACATCATCGCTATTATAATCTTCAAAATCAAATTCTTCCCAGCTTTCTTTTAGTTTGAGACTTTCTCCTATAGCTCCACCTTCTGAAGCTCCAGTATCAGCACCAGAATCGCCAAGGTCAGCCGTTCCCATAGCAGTATTAAATCTATCTATATTTAAGCCAATATCACCTGTGGTGTAAGTAATAGAGCTACAGGGTTTCTTACGTCTACGCTTAGCTTTTTTAGCTTCTTCAATGGGCTCTTCATCAAATTCTTCTAAAAAAAGTTTATCATTTATCATTAGGTATACTCCTTATGAAATTTATTTACAAACAAGCGACGGCCATAGCGGCGGTGAAAGGCTAAGTCCGCTTTGTTGCCACAGCCGTCGTATAATTTAGCAGAAATAAAAAGCCTCGTAAACAAATACGAAGCTTTTATTAATTATTTAATTATATAAATCATCATCTGTTAGCGGTTCACCGACAGGGTCGTCGAAGTCTACAAAGTACTCAAAGGGCTCGCTTTCCGGTTCATCAGCATCTAGCTCTGAAAAGAAATCAATATCTGGTTCATTATTAGCTTTTACGGGTTCTTCCGGAATTATTGTAAGCTTTTCCGGCACAATAACCTCAGGCTCAGCAACTTCTACAGGCTCATTAATCCTAGCAGCTTCAACTGGTTCGTTTGCAAGATTTTCTAAACAGCCAGTAAATACATAATAACTAGTAAGAAGATCTTTTAGTAGCTTTACTGTTTTAGCAGCTATCTCAGAATCAGTTTCAATACAGTCTATCTGATTTTGAATACTTTCGCTATCTTCCCAGCTTTTCGCAATCAAGTCATTTATAAAATTTTTATCTGCTTTAATTTTATCTTTAATCGTAATGCCCATTATTAAACATCTCCCTGACTAAATGAGAACTGCTGCACACCGCCACGCCCTTTGAGGTCTCTCGGGAGTCTTGGCGCGTTTTGTCCATCTCTCCAGAGATACCAGACATAGCCTGGAACGGTATATTTTAAGGCTTCTGGGCCTTCCCACCAGTCTTCCATATCGGCGTCTGTCATAATGACAACATTAGTAGCTTGCGTACTAATGATATTTTTTACAATATCATTCCAAGCTCTTGTACCACCTTCATCAAGAGCAGACTGCATATCGTTAAATACATGGTTTGAGAAGTAGTATATATTAATTTTAATCTGACCTTTTTCTTCCATATCTACTAAAGTACTAACAGCTCTCTTGCCAACTTCTATATCTTTAGGTCCCCAAGAGCCTGAACAGTCAAAATAGAAATCAATTATTGGAATTTTTCTATCTGGAAGGTCATTCTTACGCTGTCCCTGCTTTAGTACGCCTGTACCACTATAACGTCTATTAATAGCAGACCAGGTATCATCTTGTACTTCATTAGTTTGAACCTGTAAAGCAATAGCACGATATAAGCTATTTAAAAATTCTCGGAAACCTTTAAATGAGCTCGCCGCAGGCTTTTTATAGATAGCTGTTTCTTTTTCTCTAGCCTTGACAGCCTGAGTTTCCGCTCTGATTGCCGCAATATCTTCATCAGAAAGTGCTTGTTGGGTTTCTCTACTTCCAAGGTCAGCCTTAATCTCTTGGGCTCTAAGCTCACGTTCTTCATCCGTAGTAAAGGTAAGGTCAGTATCTCCAACTGCGCTTATTGCATCAAATACGCGATTTATCATTAAGTTAAATTCATCGTCTGAGATATCTTTTAAGTTTTTCTGAGCAGCCTCTACTAAGCTTTCAAGAGCTTCAATAGATTTTTCCAACTCTCTAATTAGGGCAGGAGCGACATTTCTAGTTTTAGCTTTTTCCAGTGCAGCTTTAGCCGCTGTTAAAGTGCGCTCTCTTTTTCTCACACGTGCTTCATGCTTAGATTTTATTTCTTGATCATCATAAGAATTCTTTAATTCATCGTCTAAAAACTCATCTTCATCAAATTCAAATTCATCTTCTTCAGACTCATCATCGAAGTCAACTTCGTCAGCGTCATCTTCATCAAACTCGTCTTCATCAGAATCTTCATCAGAAGCTTCATCTTCGGTTTCTTCTTCGTCCTCGTCAGAATCTTCATCGTCATCATAAGAATTCTTTAATTCATCGTCGTTAACTTCATCTGAGTCTACATTATCGTCAAGCTCGTCGCCTTCAATGTCTTCTCCGTCCTCGCCAGACTCATTGCCGCTCTGCTCGTTATCATCAGAGCCTTCCTCCTCGTCGCTAGGTTCTTCAGATGAGCCTGGAGTCTTTTTATCAGCTTCTTCGCCCTTATCCTGACCTTCAGCGTCACCTGCCTCACCGGAGTCTTCCTTAGAATCGGTCTTATCACCATTGGAGTCGCTGTCTAACGAATCATCGCCAGAGCTATTTCCATCATCCTCTAGGTCGTCTTCTGACTCGTTATGTTTAATTTGACTTAAGATGTCTTCTTCATCTTCAATTTCTATATCTTCATCACTTTCTGGTTGATTAAACTTTTGCGAAGGCTGAAGTAGGTCCGGGTCGATTTCAACATCTATCTCTTTTTCACCGGGAAGTCCAGCTCCACTCATATTGGGTGGCGGGGGCGTACGAGAGCCGAGAATCGCTTGAATAGCTTCAGCAGCACCACGCTTAGCATCTGGGTTTGTCAAGTCTATTCCAAGTGAATCTAAAATATCTTTAATATCCATCTAGTCTTTACCTTTCAATTTTGCTATTATGCATTATTTATTGCAGCTAAAACTTGGTTCAGTGTTTCATCATCATACTGCTTTTTATCTAATGCTGCTACAACTTTATTCCAAGCATCTTTATAATCTTGAGAATTAGTTTTTCTTTTTATATTAAATTTAAGTGGGTCGTAATTAATATTGCCACCAAGATTTTTTAAAACTTCGTTAGCTAACACCTTATCTTCAGGAGTATACAAAGTTGTCACTATTTCGCCAGTTCTTGGGTTTATAATATCAAACTTTTCCTGCGGGCTCGTGCCAGCGATGTCTTTTACAATGTCTAAAAGCTTTTGTTTTTCTGTATCAGTTTCAAAATCTTTAAAAGCTTCATAGACTACTGTTATTAATTTTTTATAAATATCTGCATATCTATTAAAAATCTTAGACTTTATAAATATATCTATAGGAGCACGAATACCAGAAGGCTTCATTATGTCTCTATATACTGCGATAGCTCTAGTATCAGCATCTAAGCCACTACCAGTGATATCAATAGGGTCATAGATACGCGTATTATTTTTTACTCGTGATCTCGGCTGCCAGTAAGGATCACTTCTAATATCACGATTAATCTGAATAAGCTCGTTAGAAAGTTCCTCATACATAGCTTCAAGTGGCATTTTTGCCCAATGGGCTCTATCTTCTTCTGTAATAAGTCCACCAATCTGTCTACCGTTAAGTGTCATTGCTTTGACTATCTTTTTGTCTGCATCAGTATATCGTTTATTAGAAATTTCGAAGTCTTCTATAATATTTAAAATATGATGTAAGCTGGCACTGTATCTAATATGCTCATAAGCTTCGTCTGGGTCGTTTTTGTGTAATCTTTTAAAAATGTGCATAAGACGAATTTGATGCATCATAAGATTGTGTGCGAGCTCATGACGAAGTAAAACATCAAGCTGATTAAAAATAGCTTCGCTTGTACCTAAAAAGCCATCACTAATAAATACAGTTGCTTCATCAAAAGAAATAGCTGCAGTAAAATCGGGATGTTTTTTAGAGTCTATAATATTAAAATCAAATTTCCAGAAACGTTCTGCATATTTTCTATGACCTTTATTTATTAAAAGCTGACAGAGAGCTTTTTTAACTTTTCGCTCTCCGTCAGTCATAAAGTGTCTAGTTATATCAGAAGATTCTAGTAATGCTCTATTTATTTGCATAGTCAAATCTCCTTTAGCTCATGATTAGAGCGAGAAATCAAAAGCCTTTATACGATTAAGTGCATCAGCTGCGCTAACTCTTGCAGCCTTACCTGCGTTAGAAGCGGTACTGCCAAATAAATCACTATCGATCTCTTCACCTTCTGTACCAAAAACGCTATCAAAATCATCGGAATCTGCTGGAGTTTGATTATCAGCATCTTCTGCAGGAGCCTCAGTAGCCTGCGTTGCAGGTGCACCGTTCGCTCCGGGTACTACTACTTCAGGCTCAACCCAGCTATCAAGAATATTGTGAATCATTTCCTTGTTTTTATCAAGGAACTTTGAGTAGTTATCAACCCAATTTAGAAATTTCTCTTTACTATAGCCATGAGACATAAGAGCATCTGTAATTGAACGCTGGTTAAGCATCTTAGCATGGTCATTAAACAAGTCAAGAAGGTCATCTCTGTCGTCAAACTCAAACAATGGGTTGGTGGAGGTGAGGAGTGCTTCAGCCAGATTTAAAATTTTATTATAACGAACATACAAGAAATTATAATGTTCATCTTTAGAGTCAAGCGTCTCAATTATCTTTTTAAGATGAAATCTAATATATTTAATTGCGTCTGGTACGTTAGAATCCCAGTCCAAAGTATCTACAAAACGAGACATTTCTGCATCGTTTAGGTCCATAGCACCGGGGTCAGTCGGAACAGATGGGTTAATGCAGGCTACTGTGAAGAGAAGCTCATCGAAATGTCTAAAACCGTCTTCACCTGGACCGTCTACTACGTGCTCATTAATAAGCGAAAGAAGAACTGCACGAAGTTTAGACGGTGCTCTATTAAACTCATCTAAGAATAATACTGAATTTTTTCTATCGAGCGCATCCAAAGACTTAGAATACGAACGAACTACTCGTTGTACTTTACCAAGTTCTTCATCTTCTTCTTCGACATTTACAGGGAAGCCGTTAAGAATTGCGCCAAGGTCATCATTCTTAGCATTAAGGTAGAAAAGATTTACTCCTCTATCTTTTGCCCACTGTTTAGTAATACCTGTCTTACCTGAGCCAGGTAATCCACAAACAAGAAGGTCTACACCATCATGTGTGCCCATATGATGACCAACCATGGCATTGGATAGACAATCATCAAGTTTATCAGTAAGTTCACTTTGTACATCAAGAGGAGCCCAAGCAGCAGCATCAAAGCCTTTTGCAGCAGTCTTTAGCTCGGTAGCAATTTTTTGTGCTTTCGCATCTGAGTAAGTCTCTTTACCATCAGAAGCTTCCTCTGCAGCGTCTTGAACTGCATCAGCAATCTCACTAACAGACGCATCTAAAATGTCATCAATTGCAATATCTTCATCTGCAGTATCTTCCGCTTCAGTAAGAGACTCATTTTTAAATTCACTAGTTATATCATGAATGGTAACATTTTTAAATGTTGCAAGCTCTGGACAGTTGGCTTGGCAATCTTCATCTGTATACACAACAATATCTTCTCCGGCTTTAGCAGCTTTTAGCGGCTCAGCAAATTTAAGATCATCAAAATAATAAATGTCTGTGCAGCCGTCTGCATTAGCTTTTGCAGTAAGCTTATCTTTGACTGATGCTAAACTGCCAGATTGATCGATATAAGCTTTTTTTACCGACTCTGTAATAATTTTATTTATTTTCACGGGTATTTCCTCCTAATTAATCTCTTCTCATCCAAGTGTGAAGTTCTTCAAGTTCTTCTTTGGTGTAGCTTTCAGTAGCTTTTTCCCAGCTGCCTGTAGTGTCTTCTGTTAAAGTCTCATTTAAAGCTTCATTTAAAGTCTTAGCACTTATTGCACAAACACCGAATTCTGTTCCAGCCAAGAAGTATCCATTAGGATCCGCATTACGCTTAACTACTCTCGGATTACTGACATTCGCAGGAATTCTATTTGCTGCAATCATCTTATCTAAGAAATCTTGAGCATCGTTTTGATCATCAAAATAACAAGTGCAGTCTGTATAACCATTGCCGCTGCTGAAGAAAACCTTATTAGTATTTCCGGTAGCACCAGAAGCGCTTAGGGGCTTAATAAATACATTTGGAGTGTTCTTAGACTGTGGGTTATCTCCGACAATTCTAAAAATAAACGTTCCACCCGCAGTAACTTTCTGACCAGGAACTCCAGCGCTCACACCATCAAGAGCGCGCAAGTCTCTTACATTACCTGACTGTGCGCCAGAAGACTTATAACCGTTTTGTGGCGCTTGGGCTGTTGTTGTATTGCTGCCTCCAGCTGAAGCACTTGAAGCGCTTCTTGAAGCTCTTGCAGGCTTATCCTGAACAGCCGAAATATATCTACCATACTTATATACGGCCTCTCCTAGTTTAGTCTTTTTAAATTCTTCAATTTCATAAGGTGTTTTAAGAGTATCATCCCAGTATAGTCCAAGTAACTCTGCCATATAAACAATAGCTTTAGCGAAGCCCTCAGCTTTAAAACGTGCTTCACCTCGACTGACCGGTGCATAATAGTGCAAGGTATTAAGCTCGCTATCAATATCTGTAAAGTCTCTGTTTACAAGCTCATCACAAACTTTTTTAGCACTGTCTAAATATTGGCTGCGCTGAAAGTTATAAGGAAGGTCTTCATTAGGGTCCTTACTTCTTAAGCCACCCGCTATTAATATATAACGCATTTGCCTTCTAGCTTTTGCTTCGGCTTCTGGCGTTGTAAAAATCTTAGGCATTAAAAGTTAATCTCCTTTATTTTAATTTTTTTAATCAATTAATTTAGCAAATTAAAACAGCTTAACCACTTTAATTTATCAATCAATACTAATAATTCCATTACATTTTGGATATTTGGAGCAGCCATAGAAAAGCTTACCAAAGCGACTACGACGTACAATCATCGGGCTCTCGCATTTTGGACAAAGTTTTTCTTCGACCTCATCTGCTAAGCCCGTTTCTTGATTAGCCTCAATAGTTTCAATTAAATCTTTATAAAAGCTATTCATGTACTCAAGCCAATTAAGCTCACCAGAAGCAATTTTATCTAACTGTTCTTCCATAGATCTAGTATAATTTAAGTTAATTAGTTTTGGAAAAGCTCGTTTACAATATGCAGCTAATTGAAGTCCTCTACTTGTTGGTACTATTTGTCTATCTTCTAAGTCTGCATAGCCTCTAGTTGGACTTAAGATAGTTTCTACTATTGTCGAAAATGTACTGGGGCGACCCACATTAAGGCGCTGAAGCTCTTTTACTAAAGAAGCTTCCGTAAAGCGTGCAGGAGGTGTGGTTTCTCGAGCAACTTCTTCGAGTTTAGTGTTTTCTAATACTTCACCGACTTTAAAAGTTTCTGTAATAACTTCATCAGCATCGTCTCTGTAGGAATAAATCGTTCTAAAGCCAGGTTCTACTAATACTTTTTCAACCAGCACAAACTTATGGTCGTTATTGTTTATAGTATTAGTTGTTTCAGAATATATTGCATTTGGCATAACGGAAGCAATCGTTCTTTGCCATATTAGAGTATATACTTTTACGGCCAAGTTATTTGTTTCTTTTTGTGCGAAGATTTCCGGTGTCAAGGCAGGGTCGGTAATACGTAAGCACTCGTGACCATTTTGAGTAATAGCACCAATAGCCTTTTTCGCTCTTAAGCCTTTATATTTTGTTTTGCCGTAGGCAGACTCTACATAAGCTTTGAGATCTTCTAAAAACTCTGGTGACATATCAGTGTCGTCTGTGCGCATATACGAAATTTTTCCTGCCTCATAAAGTTTTTGCGCAATACTCATTGCATCTTTTACTTTTAGCCCAAGCCTTGATGAAGCTTCTTGCTGGAAAGTTGCTGTACAAAAAGGTGGCTTTGGACTTTCATTTCGTTTTGTTTGAGAAACGTCTTCTATTATATAATTATCATGTTGGCAATTATACTGTATTGTTTTTATTTCTAAGACATCTTTAATCTTATCATATTTTTCATTTTTATAACCAATGTACTTAGCTTTAAAATCTTTACTGTTTTTAGTAAAATTCAAATAAAGGTTAAAATATTTTTCAGGTATAAAATCTAGTATTTCATTCTCTCTGTCTGCCACTAGCATAAGTCCGACAGATTGACAACGCCCTACTGATTTTGCCCCGATATGCTTTTTAGCTTCAGGGCTCAGCGAGAAGCCAAGCAGCTTATCTGTACACTGCCTTGCTTTTTCTGCGTCTACCATTGCCATATCAAATTCAACTGGGTGTTCAAGCGCATATAAAACAGCTTTCGGTGTAATTTCGTGCATTACCATTCTAGCTGCTTTATTTCGTGGTATTTTAGCGTATTCAAGTAAACTCCATGAAATAAAACTTCCCGCGCGATCATTGTCAGCAGCGACGTAAACTTTTTCTGCCCAATTTACTTGTGTTTTTATTTCATCAACAACTTTATGCTTATCTTCAGCGATTTTTAAATTCATTCTAAAGTTGTCGTCTGGGTATATTCCTGAATTAAAGGCTTTTCTGTTGCCATCGGCTAAAGTTAGTATGTGGCC